GTGAGATTTAATATATCTCTCCACCTATCAACTCATGTCGTTAAACATAAGGAGAATCGGAAACAGACCAGGCTTAAAGCCAAGGTCCGAGATCGTACCACTGAGAAACATGACTACCGACTACTTTCAACTTAACACGATCTCTCAAAGGAACAGAATTACCGGTTCCGGCTGAGAGCAAACCGCGGAGCCTTCTTACGAAGGATCTTTGGTGTGCAAGTCGAATTGCAGAAGGTAAATCATGATGGTTTTGGAGCGGAGAATTTTGTTCTTCGCTCTGTGCCGACTTCCAAAGTTGGGAAAGTAATAACCCAACCTGGTCAGACTTGTAGGTTTTACCTACTTCCATTACGTTCTTAACACGGTATCCTTCGACACCGTGTTTTAAACGTACAGGGGAGGCTTCATCCCAATTTGAGATGAAACCCCCATCCCCGAGTGTAGAGGGAATTCTTAAGCGGCAAAGCTTAGGAACCCCATGCACTAAGGTATCAAACACAGCTCGAAAGGAAGAATCACAACCGTAATAGGAATTACGGCGATGAGCCAACCGACGAATTGCGTTTGCCAGCCGAAAAACGGATGGAGCGTCTGACAATTTATCTTTAAGATAAATTGGCGTTACGTCGACACCTGAATTGTAATGACTCCCACAGCTTTCTCGGAAAGTTGAGTCATAATGACTCTTCTTCCGATTTACTGTGAAACCGTAAAAGTCACTCATTTCAGCAAAAAGTTCTAGACACGCAATGGGAATAATTACATCATCCCCATAAACGCTAATACAAGAATCTTCGGTTGAAGATAATTGTAAATATTCCATGCAACTAGAAGCAATTGCAAAGAATATTAGGGTTTCCAATTCGAAGGTGAACGCATTCCCCATACTGGAGAATTTGTGCCAACGAGTAGGGACCCCGTCTAGAACACCATATTGAGACCGACATTTATCTAGCAAGAAGTGCCAAGGAGCGGGAAGTATGCTCCGAACCACCTCCGAAGAGATAGAATCGCTTGCGGAAGAAAAATCAATGGTAGCAAGAGTCTGGGTTTTACTTCCAGACCAAGCAAGCCGCTGATTCTTCGACTGATAGCGAAGGTCGATCCCAAACCTAAGAAGACGTTGCCGCACCATCGAGCCAATAGCTTTTTGAAACCAGAGATTAATCCCTGGTTCAATTGCTATGACCCTGTCTGTGGTCGCATCCTTAGGAACAGTGACAACTTTGTTCCCTACTTGAAAAGTGGGATAATTTCCACTTGATAAGATATGAGTGAACCAAAGGGGATATTCCCCAATAAGAACACTCGAGGGAATTAAGTCGTACAGATCTCGCGTTATCCCAGTTTCACACTGGAATTTATTGGTAGAACTGGAGTCACGTGCCTTTATTAAGGTCGTTGCTCCAGGGCCCCAATTGGCGAAACTGAACAACTCTTGAAGATCAAGCTCGCCTAAGATCCTTTCAACTTTACGAATGACTGCGTTATGCAGCCAGACGGCATGGCCCTTGTATTTAGGGTCGGCGGAAAGGTGTCTAAAACGAGCATTGGTTTGCTTACACAGAAGCTCAAATTCTAAGAACTTCTGCATTGCTACTTCTTTCACGTCATAGTCCAGAGAAAAATCTCTGTATTTTGACAAGAACTTAGTGGCAGCGTAAGCATCGCGGAACTCATGTGGTTTTAAATACATGAGTGGATCGCACTCTAGCTTAACAAGCTGTCCAAACTCTTCATTTCTGAAGAGGATAGCAACCGTTAGGCTCCGAGGGCAATTTAGCGCTTCAAGATAGTCCAGAATCGCACCAGGAGTTAACTCTGGTGGTACGCGGTAGGTTCTCAAATCCGAAAGGATTCGGGAACCATGCTTCGGAAAAGACATGGTATCCTCCTAGAGTTATGAAACCTCTAGTCCCTCTAACCCATTTTAACTGACTTTCGTCAATTATTTAGGTCAGAAGGGCTGGTCATTCACGGTAATAGCGCCAATGAGTGGCGAACCCGACACATCAGTCGGGACGTCATCACTAGCGTTAATAGTCGTGATGAAGAACGAACGAACCAAGCTGAGAAAAATGTTCCTCTCAGCAAGGGTAGAACGTTCCGGCAACATAAACTCCATTACAGCTTGACAGGTATAGGCCACCGTCGGTGCCGGAATGAATCCGGTCGGCGTTGAACCAGTAACTGTTTCAGCGGTAGGGAGGACCACCTTCGCCGTCACCTTGTACATCCGGCTCGCCTTAGTAGGCGGACGGACGGACATGGAGAAAGCAGGATAGAGAAGAGCAATACCACCGCTCCGATCTACCCAACGCGCAACACCGGGGAGTATAAACCCCTCGGGGTCATACGTCTTATCAACTCCAACGGTAGCAGAGGTCGTTCTGACCGTGCCACCGAGGATTGTCGACGTTTTGATGGCTGCAATTGCAGACATATTGACAACTCCTTGATTTCAATCAAAGTAGTGCATCAGCCTTATCTACGAAAAGCTCCTCTGAGTAGGGCCAAAGCGTTAGCAGCATGGGTAACCGAAAATGGATTTTTGAGCGTTGGAAAAGACAAGGTAGGGAGAGCATTAAGCTTTCCTCTATCATGAATGATCCAGGTTCTATTATACATTCCTCGGCCCGATCTTCTAAAGTTATTTGGATTACCTAAATCAGGTTGGAACTCATAGTAGACTGATGCGTTTATATTCTGACGTGTAAACTGATTTTTAAACCCGCCAAAAAAGACTGTACCATGCCACGCTGAAAGCGTTTCAAGGTATGGCCCAATTGGTAGGAACCAGTCAATCACGAAAGAATATGGGAGGACTTCCCATATAAGGTTTATGGGGTTAGTAAAACCCGTCTGAGACAGGAAGACTGTTAACGGGGATTCAATAGCATACTTGACTCCGAACTTAGTCGTAGTAACTGTGCAGATTTCACACAAATTACTTTTCGACTGAGTCTGAAGTTGGGCAATGTTAATGAACTCTCGAGACGTCGTCTTCTTAGTCGCAGACCCTCGTACCATTCTGACAGCGGGAGTCTGAACCATATAATTGGCTAAGGCTCTCATCGAACCATCAATATCCATCAATAGAGGCTTCCATCCATACTGAAAAGCTAGCCAATTATCAGCTAGCGATTTAGATTTGGACGGTTGTCCTTTAGGGATAGAAGTTTTGGTGGTCCGTCTGCTAGTAAAAAGAGCGTCAGCAGCCTCAGAAAATCGACCTTTCTTCGTCGCAATTATGGCAAGACGCAGTCTGGTTGCTGAATCAGCAATCATCCTGGTGGTCTGACCGAATTGAGCCGTCGTTTGGGCGATGTTAGATTGCAAATCTAACTCCGCGGCTGAGATAGCTCTCTTAATAGCAGTATCAGAAGCTCCGGCATTATGTGCAGGAGAAGGTATAGAGAAAGGAAACAGTGCAGAAGTCTTACTCGCCGTAAACTGAAAGTAAGTGCCGTACTGGCCACTAACCTTTTGGTGTAACAGCGTATAAGCCTGCTGATCATCGGTTATTCTCAAATCTAAGTGGTAGGAATTATCCGGCAACTTAGAACGCTTCATAGATCGAAATCCAGGCGTTGTAGTTCCAGAGTACGATCGGAAGTAACCCTCTGTATCAGTATCAATTCCATTCCAAGGAATGGGTTGATTACCGAACAGCATGGCTTCTTGACCGACCGCAACTTTAGAGTACAATGTTACTGGATTAGGTCTAGGAGACGAATTAGAGAATAGTCCGTACTGTTTGTTTCTCTGCAGCCGAGATGATCTCAAAGCTGTCGAGGATACAGACTTTACAGTATGTAAAATCTGTGCGTCCGTGGCACGTCCTAGAAACGCCGGTTTTCCAGATGGGCGGAGTTGCTTAGAAAGTGGAGGGATAATGTAAGGAACTTGTTGGAAACGAATGAAATTCGTTCCTTCAAGAAACTTGCACATCCAACCTCCTTCCTCGCGATACCATCCATAGGGAAACCGAACGCGGAAGAACGTCAAGTAATCATCTCGACCAAGGTCTTTCTGACTGAAAACTATATACACAATAACCTTTTGGCGATAAGGCAAATGGAAGCGAGCTTCATAAAGAGCCCTGCAGGATAAACCTGTAATGGGAATTATGAATCGCCTCCACGCACCGAACGTCACGAGGAAATGTGCCTTATAGTAGAAAGGCAGAGATGGACTATGGAAGGGAGTTACTCGGCTTATCAGGTCCGCGAACATTGTGGTGTAGGTTGGCATTCATCTCACTCCCGTAACGACCATATACATTATTAAGCATATGGAAGAAACAAAGAGAGCGACGGACGCCCCCAGCCACAAGATTACTAGGTATGATAAATACCTAATAATAACATCGATGTACAGTTTCATCTTCCTCCCTTGCTCGCTTTGATCAGTTGTATGATCAGAACGAACATAAGGAGAAGAACGACCCCGCCAGCGATGCTGGCTACCAACATAACAGAGTATGACTCAGCAGTGATTATCGCTGTGGCTAAGGTAAGGAGTAAGGAAAGCGTAACGTAAAAACCATTACGCACAACCCTGCGCCTATCTGAGCTACGACGAGTCACCATTGAGCCTCCAATGTTACGGTGGTATCACCCTAGCGAAAGCTAGGGCAAACAGCCCGG